AACTGTAATTGAATGTGATGCTCATATTGGTCGTGTTTATGAATATACAGGAGCAATAGGTGAAGATTATAAAGTATCAGGTAGAGGTGGAACAAGTTATGAACCAGTAATGAGATATCTTTGGGATCATAAAGACAAATATCAGAACTTGATTTATTTAACTGATGGTGAATGTGATATTGAACAAACACAACCGTGTAAACCGGTTTTATGGGTTCATTGTTCAGGTAGAAGAGTGAATGAAAGTTTACCTGGTGCTAAAGTACAAATAAATTCGTAATTGACCTCAATTCTTAACTTATATTTAATTATAAATTAATAACACAAAAAATAAAGGCTATGGCAAAATCGACAAAAAAACAAAACGCAAGTGTTTCATTAAACGTTAATGAACTAAAAGATTTCTTGAAACACATTATTGATAACAACCGTTATCTACAAAAAAACAATAAACCAATGGTTAGTACTGAAGTTATAGGTGACTCAGGTATTGGTAAAACATCTTCTATCGTTCAGTTAGCAGATGAATTAGGGTTGAATTTCGTTAAGTTAAATTTAGCTCAAATTGAAGAAATTGGTGACTTAGTAGGTTTTCCAATCCGTCAATTTGAAATGAAAGATAAAAAAGTAACTGAGTGGGTAGATGAGAATTCAGTTGAAGATTATAGAAAGAAAGGTTTTGAATCAACTGGTTTGAACCGTATGAGTTATTGTCCACCAGAATGGATTAGTGGAAAAATGAATGGTGGTATATTATTATTGGATGACTGGAATAGAGCTGATATGAGATTCATTCAAGCTGTAATGGAGTTAATTGATAGACAACAATATATCAGCTGGAAATTACCTAAAGATTGGCATATTATTTTAACTGCAAATCCTGATAATGGAGATTATTTAGTTAACAGTATTGACAACGCTCAAAAAACGAGATTTATTAGTGTTAATTTAAAATTTGATCTTAAATGTTGGGGTAAATGGGCTGAACAGTCTAAACTAGATGGTCGTTGTATTAACTTTATGTTGATGCATCCAGAATTAGTGACTAAAGAAGTTAACAGTAGAAGTGTTAGTATGTTCTTTAACAGTATTAGTTCACTTAAATCGTTTGAAGAGTCGTTACCGTTAATTCAAATGATTGGAGAAGGATCAGTTGGTTCTGAATTTAGTACTTTGTTTACAATGTTCATCAACAATAAATTGGATAAGATGATTTCACCAGAAAACATCATGATACAAGATGAACAGTATGTACTTAATACACTTAAAGGATTAGTTGGTAAAGATAAAGAATATAGAGCAGATATTGCCGCTACATTAGGTACTAGGGTTGCTAACTATTTAGAGTTCTACGCTAAAGATAATGCGGTTGAAAAACCACTTATAGAACGTATAAGTAAAATTGTTACAGAGAAAATATTTGCTACGGATGTAAGTTATAATATGGTTAAATCAATTTATAATAGTAATCCAGGTAAATTTAAATTAATGATGTTAAATAAAGATTTGGTTAAATATATTACTAAATAATATGCACCGTATAAAACATATAACAGAAGAACAAGCTCATTTCTATAAATTATTAGATAGAGAAAAGTTAACATCAGAACAAATATGCGATAAAGCCACAGCCTATACACTAACACCCGACCCGGAAAATCCGGGTTGGGATTTAGTTCACTATTATCAAGATAGTCCATTAGATAAAAATGGTAATGCTGTCCCTAATGAATACGTTTATGTTCTAGTAAATAAGTCAATGCCTGATATGGTTAAAATAGGAATGACAGTAAGAGATGTAGAAACTAGAGCTAAAAAAATATCAACTGCAACTGGTGTTCCTACACCATGGGTACCAGTTTTTGAATTTAAATGTTTTAATTCTTATCAACTCGAGCAAGAGATACATGAACATTTAGACGCTGTTCGAGTATCAGGTAAACGTGAAATGTTTTATATGCACTCAAGAGATGCTATTAAAATCATAAATGAATTAGGCTATAAATATACTATAGCACCACTTTAAATAATTAAAACCTGCTCTTCGTATATATTTATATAAGATATTAAAACTTAAAATTTGACATTTAAATTATCAAAAAACCTTTATTTTAAAATACGTCAAAAAGTTTGGAAACCCAGGAAAAAAACCGTATATTTTACCCACATTAATAAATAATAAGTTAGTATGATGAATGAGATGAGTAGGAAGAGAGAGAGTGAGGAAGTAAGGATTAAGTTATTGACGTTAAGTGGATGTAGGTATTGTGAGTGGTTAATGAATGATTTAGATAATAGTAACATAACATATGTAAAAATTGACGCAGAAGAATGGTCTAATTTTTCGGACAAAATTGAAGCTCAATATAAAACATCATCATATCCTATCGTTTTTATAAGTGTAGGAACAGAGGAAATAGTTATAGTTCCTGAGACAGACTTGGAAACAAGTAAAACATTACGTACATTTGACACGATACCACAATTAGTAGGTATCATAAAATCATATATAAAATGAGATATAAACAACCTATCCAGAATAAACTGGATCAATTAGAGAATATGTTAATTGGATTTGGTTCTAGATTTACTGATCCTAAATTCAACATTGTAACAGCTAAAGATATGCTTGATGTAATGAAGGAAAAAGTAGAAGAAATTAGAACATTAGTTAACGCTGAAAACGATTAATATGCTTACACCAGAACAAATACAAAAAAATTGGCAACAGTTTGAATTTAATATCAAACATTACCTCAGTGAGGAACGAGCTGATAAGTTATGGGCGTTCTATAAGAAATATGAAGAACGTTTTGTTATGATGCCAGCCGCTCATAAAGCTCAATACCACAACTGTTTCCCAGGTGGATATATTGACCACGTAAATAGAGTAGTTGAAGCCGCTCTTAAAATAGATGCTGTATGGAGAGAAATGGGTATGGTAGATACTTATACAACCGAGGAACTCGTATTCTCAGCTATCAATCATGACTTAGGTAAGTTTGGAGATGAACAAAACGAAGCATACATTGAACAAACAGATCAATGGAGACGAGATAAACTAAATGAAACTTATATGTTTAACGATCGTTTAGAATTTATGTCTGTTCCTGATCGTAGTTTATTTCTATTAATGAGTAATGATATTCCATATACTAAAAATGAGTTCTTAGCAATTAAAACTCATGATGGTTTATATGAAGAAGCTAATAAATCTTATTTAATAGGTTTCACACCAGAAACTAAACCTAGAACATCTATCGTTTATGTTTTACATCAGGCTGACTTGTTAGCCGCTCGTATTGAGTTTGAAAAAGAATGGTTACCTAAATTATTAGGCCCACGTGTTGATAAACCAACCAAAGAAACTAATTTTAAACTAAATAAAAACGCTAATAGTGGTGTTAAACAAAAAGCGTTAAAACAATTATCTAATCCCGCTTTAGCGGACTTAATGAAAAATATATGATATTAGGAATTATTTCAATCGTATTATGGATTGTAACAGTTGTAGGATATATTATTTGGAATTTAAATAATAAAGTTGTTAGACTAGAAGAAATAGCAAACAAACAAGCTATTGTTATTGAAAGTATATCTGCTATTGTAAACGAATCACAAAAGATGCTTGACCAAGTTGAATTAACAGAAGCATTTAAATCAGATGATCAAATCGGTTTCTTCTTCCGTAACTTACAGAACATACAAGATTCATTAAACCATTATATTAAGAACTAAGATGTCTGAAGAAATATTACTGACCAAGAAAGGAACTATTCGTAAACGTAAACCTAAAAAAGCAAATATCTATTTCACTCAGGAAACTGAAGATGCTATCATTGAGTATCTATCTGAGACAAATCAAGATGAACGTAATAGGATTTTTAATGAACGAATTAATTATTCATTTCATAAGTTAGCAGAAAACATTATCCATACATTTAAGTTTTATTATACAGAAGTAGATACAATACCAGAATTACAACATGAGGTAGTAGCATTTCTATTAGAAAAATTACACTTATATAATCAAGGTAAAGGTAAAGCATTTTCTTACTTTGGTACAATTGCTAAACGTTATCTTATTTTATATAACAATGCTAATTATAAGAAATTAAAAGATAAAGCATCTGTTGAGGCTGTAGATGAAGATAAGACAATATTAATTGATATTGTTAATAATGGTGAGGAATTATATACTGATCAAGTTCCTTCATTTTTAAAACAGTTTACTAAGTATGTTGATGGTAATTTATTTAAATTATTTCCAAAGACAAATGATGCTCGTATAGCAGACGCTATATTAGAGTTATTCCGTAAAAATGAAAACATAGATATATTTAATAAAAAAGCATTATATATCTACATAAAAGAAATAACAGACGCATCTACACCACAAATAACTAAAATTATTAAACGATTAAAAACAATTTATGTGGGTAAATATAACGAGTTTTATGAACATGGATATATTCGTATGTAGTTTTTAAGTCTTTTTATTTCCCATATTTATATCAAAACAAATATGGATTTCAATCAAGTTTTATTTAAGGACAAGACTTTTTCAAGCTTATTAGAAGATATATATAAAAATTCAACTAAGAAAGAAAAAGAAATTAAAGCATTAATCGATCAACTGAAACCTATGATACAGGAACCAGGTGACGCGATGATGCTTGTTCCTTTGTTGAAAGAATATATGGAGTTATCGATTAAAAATGATGAACATTTAATTAAGATGGCTGGTATTGTTCAACGTGCTATGGGAACAACAAATGAAGGAGGTGACGGTGGATTACTAAGCGATCGTGATAAAGAGTTATTGTTTCAAGAAATTAACGCTATAGGAACTAAACAAATAGAAGCTAGTAATGGGTAAAGAAAATACTTTTAGATCTGGAACAACCAGTCAAGTACAACCAGGAAGTAATGGCATGACATCTACTACTTATGATATGTTGAGCAAATCCGCTCAAGGTATGAGATTTGGTGTTGTAGTAGCTGTTAATTTAACTACTAAAGAAATTACATATAATGTTTTAGAAGATAACATTAGTACTTATAAAGTAGGTAAAGCATTACCTTTATACCCTAATCAAATACAAATTCCTGATATTGGATATGTTGTACCTTTAGTTATAGGACCTGCTAAAAATGTCGGTGTTATAAGTAACGCTAAAAATAAATCAACATATTATATGGATCCTATTGGTATATGGCAGACAGTTGATAATAATAAAGTAGTTAGAACAAGTACTTTTTCTCCAACATCTCCATCTACTGTAGTCAATAAATTAAATATTAATACATCTGAAATAGGAATACCAAATGAGTAAACAACAATTATCAACCTTACCTACTGACTTCTCTATCAATAGTGAAGATGGAGGTGGTTTACGATTGACTAAAAATACAAAAATCATTTGTGATGTTGATTCTTTTTTTATGATTAAAAATGAAAATGAAGATATATCTGTTTTAACACAAGATGAAAGACTTTATTCTACAGATCCACTTCCTAAAGAAACAACTCCGGCAATTAGATTAGGAAATGAAAATCAAGACTCATTAGATATCACACCAGAAAAAGATATAAATAATGTAGTTCTACCTGATAGAACACAAGTTGAATTATTACCGATAGCTCCAATACAGCCTAAATTATTACCATTACCTGATATAGAACAACCAATCCCATCTCCAGTTAGGCCAAACATTTCTGTTAAATTAAATGAATTTGAAGAAGCAAATTTTCTTCCTGAAGATGAAAATCAACAAACATTTAATATATACGATACAGCTATTATATATAAATACGATCCAATAACTGATTCAAATATACCTAGAGAAACTATAAAAATAGAAGTATATAATAATCTAACTGTTTCAAATGCTTTTGGAAATGTATCACAATATAATTCTAATAGTATAAAAACAGCGTTAAATTCTTTTATATCAAATGGTTTTACTAAAGCTCAAGCCGCGGGAATTGTAGGAGTATTATTAGGTGAATCTGGTTTAAATCCTAAAAAAAATAATAAGGAAAGTTATGCTTTAGGTATAGCACAATTTTTAGGTTATAAAGTTGGTTCTGAATTATATGATTTTTTAAATGAATTTGGATTAAGTACAACATACTCAACTAAACCTAGTGATAGACCTAAATTACTACTTAGTATAACATCAAATACTAAATATCCTACTTTACAACAACAATTAGATTATTTAAATAAACGATTAAAAACTAAATATTCTGGAGTAGTAAAAGCAATTAAAAATACAACTATACCAGCTGAAGCCGCTTTAAAATTTGTTAAAGGATATGAAATTCCAGGAGCAGCGACAAAAAAATATTACGATGATATCCAACAATATGCTAATACAATAAATAAAGATTTTTAACAATGTCTGTAAAAACATATAATAAAAAACAAATTGTTCTTCAATCCGGTAGATTATTATTTACCGCTGTTGATGACAGTGTCTTTATTAATTCTAAACAATACATTAATCTATCAGCGGGTGATAAAGTAACAATTGATGTTGGTAATATAGATAGCGATAATGAAGAAAATATGTTTTTAGTTAATGCTCCTAGAATACAATTTGGATTAGATAAAAATGGAGTCGCTGAACCTGTAGTTAAAGGTAAAGCATTAGATGAAATATTAACAGAATTGATGGAAGCTGTTTCTTTATATAGCGATATGGTTCAAGCCGCTGCTCTAACACCAGGACCAATTATGGCGGCTATGTTAGGTCCAGCTAATTCACTTTTAAAAAATAAATTTCAATCTATTAAATTTAAATTAGATACATTTAAGTCAACTAAATCATTTACTATATAATGGCTATCTCTGATATACAACAAACAGGTGCAACAGCATTAGCTCAAGCTCAAGAAGTCAGAACTAAAACTCTTGAAGCTAAAGCTCAAGTTGAGGCTAAGGATAAACAAGTAAAAGAAGCCGCTGAAAAAGCAAAAAAGATTAAAGGTGATGTTGAAAAAGCTAAAAAAAGAGCTAAAGAAAAAGCGGATGAATTAAAAAAAGCAGCAACTGATGCTAAATCATTTTTAAAAGATCAATCAAATGTTTCTTCTTCAGGCCTTAAAGTATTATTATTATCTGTAATATTACCTGTTGTTACCAAATTTATTAATAACGATAAAGTAATTAATAAAGTATTAGATACATTATTTAATCAAGTAACTAAGAATTTACAAAGCCAAGGTCGTGTAGATATTAACAATGGAAAAATAGTCTTTACACCTAAATACCCAGGCGATTATAGTAAATATAAAGTTAATTTTGATAATAAAGTAAACAGTTTAAAACAAACAATAACTACATTATATAATTTACTTGGTGTTTTATCAACTCTTCTTAAAGTAGCTAAAGCGGGAGTAGCAGCATTACAAATTCAGTTAATAATCCAAGAAAAAAGATTACAAATACAAGCAATCGCTTCCGCAGCTGAGTTAGCAACACCTTCTCCTACAAAACCAATAACAGCTAAATATCAAGTTGATTTTAATACTTTTGTAGCCACTAAAAAAGAAAAAGAAGATAAAATAGTATTATATACAGCTTTAATATCGTATATTGATGCTATGTTAAAAATATGTAGAAGTATGTTGAATAAAATCCAAACTAGATTAAATCAATTAAGTTTCACTATTATTCAACAATCAACACAATCATCAACTAATAACATATTAGCTAATACTGTTACTAACCAAACATCACAATTAGATCTAAGTGAAGAATTTATTAGTAATGATGGTACTAAAACATACACTATAAAAACAATAACAACTCCATCAGGAGCATTACAAGCAGTTGCGTACGATTCTTTTAGTATGATGAAAATAACTCAAACTGCTCCAAGTAAAACACGCAAAGCTGATGAACTTATTGATGAACTTAAACAAATACTAGGATAATAAAATATTTATAAACATGAAAGCAGACACATTCATAAAATTATTACGTAAAGTTGTACGTGAAGAAGTACAAAACGTTGTACGTGAGGAATTAGGTCTATTATTAGAAACACCAAAATCTGAGCAAACTGTTGTTGAAACTAAAAAAACAACAACTAACTCAATGATTGAATCAATTAAACCTGTTAAACCACAACAACCAGCAAAACCAACAGCATTCACTAATAACAATGTTTTAAATGACATTTTAAATGAGACAGCTCATAGTGGTGAATGGCGTTCAGTAGTTGAAGCAACGTCTCAAATGGCGCCTAATTTTGGTCCTATGAACGGAGCATATGGTGGAATGACAGAAACAGCTGTAGTAAACAGTGTAGACCAAATGCTATCTTCAGCTAGACCAGCAGGAGATGTTTCACAAGTACGTATAGACGCTGTACCTGACTTTAGCGGATTGATGAAGACAATGAAAGAAAAAGGACAAATATAATGTTAAATAGACCAACATATAAATTAAATCCACAAGATTTAGGCCAAGCCAAAGGTATTGGAATTAATGTTCTTTTTAATAATGGTACTAATGTATTTAATACAACTACTACTACTAAAGAACAAGTTAAATCTAACTTGATTAATTTTATATTAACAAATAAAGGTGAACGAGTATTTGATCCTGCATTTGGTGGTGATTTAAGAGCATTAATATTTGAACAAGATACAACATTTGATGATATATCAGCCGCTTTAGAAGCAGATATATATGCTTATGTTCCAAATATAACAATAAAAAGTATAGATGTTAAAAAATATTCTGATGAAAATTTAGTAAACATCGCTATAAACTATTTAATAAACAATCAACAAGATAATTTAGTAATAAATGTATCTACAAATAATCTAACTAAGTAATGGCAAACGTACCAGATATAAAATATTTTGATAAGGATTTTAGTTCGTTAAAGCAGGATCTAATTAATTATGCTAGAACGTATTTCCAAAACAACTACATGGACTTCAGTCCATCTGCTCCTGGTAACATGTTTATGGAAATGGCTGCTTATGTAGGTGATGTTTTAAGTTTTTATACTGATACACAATTACAAGAGACATTATTATTATACGCTCAAGAACGTAAAAATATTATTGCTTTAGCTTACGCTTTAGGTTATAGACCTAAAATAACATCTGTATCAACAGCTGATTTAGATGTTTATCAATTAGTACCTTCAACAGGTGCTCCTAATTACGCGCCTGATTATAGATATGCTTTAAAAATTAAAAAGAATTCTTCAATTAAATCCATATCAAACCCAAACATTACATTTATTACTCAAAATTCAGTTAACTTTGGATTTTCATCATCATATGATCCAACATCAGTAACTGTTTATCAATATTATACTTCAACAACTAATCCACAATATTATCTACTTAAAAAATCAGTAGAAGCTATATCTGGACAAGTAAAAACAGCTACATTTATATTTGGTAATCCAGTACAATTTCCTACTGTTACTATTAATGATTCAAATATTATTGAAGTAGTTAATATAGTAGATAGTGAAAATCACACTTGGTATGAGGTTCCTTATTTAGCTCAAGATACGGTATTTGATGAAACTCTTAATTTATCAATTAATGAACCTAATTATTACAGTGATGATGATAACGCTCGTTTCTTATTACGTTTAAAAAAAGTACCAAGACGTTTTGTTACTCGTTTTAATGATGATAATAATTTAGTATTAGAATTTGGTAGTGGTGTAACATCAGTCCCTGATGAAATAATTATCCCAAACCCAGACAATGTAGGTATAGGATTAGTAGATGGTATTAGTAAGTTAAATATGGCTTATGACCCATCAAATTTTATGTACACAAATGAGTATGGTATTGCTCCTCAAAATACTACCTTAACAGTGACTTACTTAGTAGGTGGAGGTATTGAGACTAATTTACCATCAGAAGATATAGGATTAAATAATGTTGTTACAACAAGTATTAATACATACAATTTAGATCCAACAACATTAAATACTGTTCAAGGTTCAGTTAGATTTAGTAACCCATTACCTTCTACAGGAGGTGGACCAGGTGAAACAACAGAACAAATTCGTCTACAAGCATTAGCAAATTTCCCAACTCAAAACAGAAATGTAACTAAGGCTGACTATTTAGTTCGCGCTTTATCAATGCCTGCTAAATATGGTTATATAAGTAAAGCTTATGTAACACAAGATTATTTAGTATCAAACGATACAGATAAACAAAACTTTATTAATAGTAATCCATTAGCTATATCATGTTATATCTTAACAACTGATATAAATGGTAAAATGGCTAGAACAACTAAGGCTATAAAACAAAACTTAAAAACATACTTATCATATAATAAAATGATGAGTGACGCTATTATAATAAAAGATGCTTACTATACTAACGTTAAAGTTAATTTTGATATAACAGTACTACCAGCTTATAACTCACAAGAGGTATTAACCAACTGTATTAACTTATTAAAAGATTATTTTGACATATCTAAATGGCAAATAAATCAACCTATAATCTATTCAGATATATACAACACAATAGGCACAGTTAAAGGTGTTCAATCAGTAATTAAAGTAACACTTGAAAACTTAGCTGGTGGTGATTATTCAGCTTATTCTTATGACTTATTAGCCGCAACTAAACAAGGTGTAGTATATCCTTCACTAGATCCTATGATCTTTGAAGTAAGATACCCAGACACTGATATTTATGGTAGAGTTGTAACTTATTAAAAACCCAATAAAACATGAATTTAGAAAAACTAAAAGGACACATTCCTGATAGCGTTATCGCTATGTTGCCTGACACAATGGCAAAATTTGAATTAAACACTCCATTACGTTTAGCACATTTTCTAGCTCAAGCTGGTCACGAAAGTGGTGGCTTTAAAGCTTTAAACGAAAATTTAAACTATGGAGCTAAAGGTTTACGTGGTATCTTTGGAAAATACTTCCCAACAGATGCTAAAGCATTAGAATATGAACGTAAACCAGAAAAAATCGCTAACCTAGTTTACGGTGGTAGAATGGGTAATGGTCCTGAAGCAACAGGTGAAGGATATAAATTCCGTGGTCGTGGATTTATCCAATTAACTGGTAAAGACAATTATGTAGCATTTGGTAAAGCAATTAACGAAGATTTAACTGTTAATCCTGATTTAGTAGCAACTAAATATCCATTAGCATCAGCTGCATGGTTCTTCCATAAAAATGGTTTACATAAAATGGCAGATGGTGGGGCAACTGAAGCAGTAGTAACATCAATTACAAAACGCGTTAATGGTGGAACAATCGGTTTAGCTGATCGTTTAAAACACTTTAACGAGTATTATAAACTATTATCATAGATTTATGAGGTGTCTAATGGGGTATATGACAATCTGAACGCGAGGTTCAAAGAACAGAATCTAAACAAGATTGAAAGTGATTTGAAAAAATTACTAACGGAGTTAAATACTTCAACCTCATTAGACACCAATAAACTAAAACAAGACTTAAACGAACTGTTACGTAAAATTCAACTATTAAAAGGTAAATAAAAGTTATATAACACAATATTTATACTAGAATAATACTAATATAAATGGGTGTATACAAAATTTTTCCTTCACAGGATACAACAATCTACACAGACTACAATACATTAAATGCTGGTTTGGATTCTATTTTAGACTTATCTAAAAACAATCCGTACCTATATCCATCTTCATCTACTAGTCGCGTCTTATTAAAATTTGATAGTAGTGATATAGCTAACGCTATTGCTAAAACAGGAGCTAATTTTACAGCTTCTTTAAAACTTTATAACGCGACAGTTGAAAGCATCCCAACAAACTTTAATATAGACATATACCCAGTTTATGAAAGTTGGGACATGGGTACAGGACGATTTAATAATATTCCTGAAACAGATGATGGCTCTAGCTGGAAATACAGAAGCGCAAATCAAACAAATGCTTGGGCTACATCAGGACCTGGTGTTGGTTCAAGTTATTATACTGGGAATGAGGGTGGTGGTAACTGGTTAACAGCATATCATTATACACAATCATTTTCATATTTCACAACTAAAGATATAAATGTTAATGTAACTACAGCGGTTAATGCTTGGTATAACAACACTATATCTAATAATGGCTTTATACTTAAAAACACTAGTACTAACGGATTTGAATTTGATTATAACTATAATTACATATTTAACTTCTTTTCAAGAGATACTAACACAATTTATCCACCTTGTTTGGAATTTAAATGGAGTGATAGTACATTCAACCCTGGAGTAGACGTTATAACTACTGATAACTTGTTATTATCAATTGGTAATAATAAAACAGTATTTTATGAAGATGAATATGTAAAATTTAAAATATACGCTAAAGAGAAATATCCTGCGAGAGTATTTTCACAAGTATCATTACATCAGTATAATAAAGCATTACCATCTTCTTCTTACTATTCAATAATAGATCTTGACACAAACAATACTGTTATTGGATTTGATACTGTGGCAACTAAATTAAGCGCTAACAGTGATGGTAGTTATTTTAGATTATATATGAATGGTTTAGAACCAGATCGTTACTATAAAATACAAATTAAATCTGTTATCGATGGTGGGACTTACATTTATGATAATGACTATTACTTTAAAGTAATGCAAAACGTTTAATAATGAGTGAGAAAATACAAATACAAAAAACAATTTATAGTCTACAAGGTTTTAATAACGTTGTAGATACTAATTTCACTCAATTAGTAAAACAAACGACTCCATCTTCTTCTTTATCAATTGATCAATCAATCAATCAATTTTTTAATGATTATAATAATTTATTCTATGATATACCTCTTTCAGGTTCAGATGAGTCTCATCTAGCCTTAGCAACAAGAAGTTTAGAATATTTAGGTGTATCATTAGAAGATTATCAAAATGAGATAGATGAATTAAGACAAGAAAACGTAGCATTAAAAACTCAAGTAGTACAACTTACAAACATTAACGTAGGAAATACAGCAATATAATTACATTATGGCTATTTCAATTAAAAAAATATCACAAAATACAAACATTTTACCTGTTTCTGCTTCAAATTTAGTAGCGACAAAAAATATGACTCGTAACTTCGGTCAACCTGAAGATTATGTTGAAATGCATATTGCTGACCCATCAGGTAAAGTAGTATTATCATTAACACCATTTACTAATTACACTGTACCTTCTACATTTGTAACAGCATCTCAAATACATGAATTAACATTTGATCCTGCTACTGATATTAGTAATGCTGGAATTCAATTTGGTAGTTATACTGTTACATACAATATTTTTAGACCTAAAGTTATTGCTTCTTATTTACCAAATTTCTTTATTAAAGAGATATCTGGTGATAGAACAGAGATACGTTTAAGCTCAAATACAATACCTGAAACTTTAATAAAAGATGGTACTACAACATTTATAAATGAGTTTCAATCAACAGTATATTTTAAAGAGTTTTACTTAAATTTTGGCAGAAATAATATAGTTCCTGCTGTTAATATAGCATTAGATCAAAATTCATCTCCAAATACAATACTAGTTAAATTAATCAA